GTTGACCTGAGAAAGATCAACCTGTTGCGGTTTATTTGCGACTCTCTACTTCCAGAAAATGCTTTTCCCACAACTTTCGTCTTCACATTCTTCGGACTCCCGTAAGGGATCAGAATGTAAAGCCGCGCTCCAGGCTATTCAGCCTGTCGTCAGTGATCGGTCGAGTATTCCCGATCACCCCTCGTTCCCACCCTGGGATGAAAACGATCCCAACAATAAGTCGCTCGCCCGGATTGTAAGGCTCTTACAATCCGGACGGTTACTTAAAGCACCACACACACTTTATAACACGGCGAAAGGTCCACCCTCTGCTAATCGTGACCAGGTCACAACTTCAGACGGGGCGGGCTTTTTTAGCCGTGTGGACGCAGAACGTAAAACGCTCGATCTGAGTCCAAAAAGTGAGAGACCGAAACCCATTCATATGCAAGAACTACACGTTTTTGCTAAGGATGGGGTCCACGTCTTTCACAGTCAAGAGGCAATGTGCCGCCTCAAACTTCTAGCACCAAGTTCATTTGCTCGTTTTGGCGAGCATGGAGAGATTCGTTCGATTGGAGAGTATCGAACTTCCCTCAATAACTTGGTGTTAGAGGTGCCCATAACAGCGATGGTGAGATCTGCTTTGGGGGCCTCAAAAAATGCACGTACTCGAAAGAGGAATTGGGAAGAGGAGATACTAAATCCTGGTGTCTTCTCAACTTGTGATATTAATTATGTTCAGCGGAACACAATTTTCTACCACTCTCTCTTTCAAATACATGCATTTTTAACGATCTTATCACGAGCAGATGCGTCCGTATGGACCTCTCTTCGTGATGTGATCGTTGAATCCATTTTATCCAGTGGAAAGATTCGGAATGAATTTGTCTCACGACTAATTGAAGCGACTGAAGTCATCGGTCGCCTTCCGCGCAATCCACTGGAAAAATGGATTAAAGATTTACCACATCATCGACAAATCGCTATCTATCGCATGCGTCGGATGTTCGCCAAAGAAGATGCAAATCTCCTTCGGAACACCCAAGCTGCGATGGCACGATTTTGTTCAGAACCGATTCCACCAGACGAAGAGATCCTTCGTCGAATGGCGGTTCAGAACAGAAAATTTCAACACTGGTTGGAAGACGATCCAGACCGAGTTAAGAGAGTACTCAGTCATGTTCGTTACCAAGGAAGTTCAGCCAGTGTTTTACATTCTCGTCAAGAAGGCGGTGGTAATTCTGACGTCCATCTCGCGGTAGGGCT